GACACTACACCCTCAGTGGATTTTACAGTTATAGGCAGTAAATTGGTAGCTGTAGCTTCACTGGGTTGGGTGTATTTAGCAGAGTTTGATGGTATTAGAGTCAATTGGAGCCGTGACACACTAAAGGTTAGGGATGTTTGGGGGGTTAATGATGTAACAGTTGGTGGGGTAGACTTAAATGAAGAAGTTCAGGTACGCCCACAAATTGTATATACCAACAGCCAAGCAGAGTCCGATACGTTAGGTAGACATTGGTATAACCT